TTTGCTGGGCCTTGACCACCCCAATCAATATCCATGTCACCTTCTTTATTTGGTATAACAAAACCGTTATCTCCATCAAGTATATCGCCTGAGTCTTCTGTAGTTACGGTTGTGGTGGTGGTTGTAGTGGTAGTTTCAGTGGTAACGGTATATCCATCAGCACCGTACTCTGTAGTTTCTACTATATCTTCTACGATTGTTTCTTCTACTCCAGGTGTACAAACACCAGAAGCAGTTACTGGACACTCAGCTCTAAGGGAAGAAGGCCACGATGCCAGAATGCATAACCATAGCAGCAATAATAAATTTCGCCAGTTTTGCTCCATCGCTATCTACTCCTTCTTTTACTTTCATTTCTTTTATTTCTTGATTCCATTTTGCATATATTAAACTACCCTCTGGAATCATATCCATGTTAGCTTTCCAACCTTCAGATGCTTCTTCTCCGATAGTACCCATGTATGGGCAACTTGTGCCTGCCATGGCCATCGAGTCCCAAACGCGTGGATCTTGACATAGCAAACTTACGGCTGCAACTTTCATGCCTGAAGCATATAATGATCTTGATAATTTAATTCTTTCACAGTTTTCATCAGTTACCGTAATTCCCGACGAAATTCCGAGGATCTGGGTCTGCACGGCCCCGGCTACCGCCGTCTTACAAACGTCAGAATTATTAACCACCACCGATGGCGAACTCGCTGTCGGTGGTGCTTTATCTGTTACTACCGTGCTACTGACAGTTGTATTTGTATCAGCTGCAAATAAGGGGAAAGATAATAACAAAAATATTGTTACTAATAATTTCATTAGTTGTAATTTTTTAACAACTCTAAAACAATTGTAGCTGTGTCACCAGTTGTTACAGAAGTAAAATTGACTTCTATATTACCGTTGTGTCCACCACTTTTAGGATTTTTTAATCCACCAATTGAACTCCAATCTTGATCCTCTGCAAAATTACATGCTAGGGCTAAATCATTTGATCCTGCCCAAACCAATTCTAAAGTTTTAGTTACCGCTGTATTGTTTACAGACCACCAAGCTTTGTTAATTGCTAAACTAGTACAAGCATCACCATTTTTATTTTTAACTAAATTTGCTACGTTAATAGTATGTGTTTCTGCTGTGCTAGATGCAATTCTGAAATTACAATAGATGATAGCTTTTCTATCTCCATCAAATTGTGTTACTGTTACTTTACTCATATTGTCTCCTATTAAAGGGTGAGGCCATTACTCCTCACCCAGAGTTTGTTTATGCTAAATTATTATTTTGTATGTACAGAACCGTTACTGTAGCTGCACCTGTAGTACCATTACCATTAGCTGCTGTATAAATTGCATTAACAGTTTGATCAGACGTACCAATATCAGTACCATCAGCACCAATTGTACCTCTAGTTGTACCTGTAGCTTTTACGTTTGTAGCTGCAAGATACTCGTCATCATCACCTGCGTGACCAATTTTAACAGTAGCTGCACCGCCATCGTTAGATACAGTTGTAACATTTAAAATTACATCTACAATCTGTGAATTGGCAGGAATAATTCCTACAGCTGTTGTGTTAGTAGCACCAATAATATCTATTACTGCTGATTGAGCCATCAATACAGATCCTGTATTGATACCTGTTCCTTCTCTTACGGTACCGGCCTTTACCGGACCTGAAAATGTAGTTGTTCCCATGTCAACCTCCTTATAGTTGTCGTTTAAGTCGTGGGTATATTACTTTTAAAATAAAAAAGGCGCTCTTACAAGCGCCTTTTCACCTAAGAAAGATTTAGTTTATTTTACGAACCTTGAGATGCGTACACACATCTAGGATCAGAGAAACCAAAGCTGTATCTTTCACGTGCTTTGTATCTCATGTTTCCAGTGTCAAAATCACCTTCCATAGCAGTTGTAATTGGTGTTCTTACAAAATGCTTGAAGCCGTTTGGAGCATCTGTTTTGATAAAGAATGCATCGGTATCATTTAGATAATGATTTACTACGTATCCTTGAGGAATGTATCCTGAATTGTTGAATACGTTGATGTCATTATCCGCAGTACCCACTCTACCAGCAGAATTCATTAATCTGTCTGCAACGAATTGTAGAGCAGATGGAATGATCATCTTCTGTGGTTTTAATGCAATCTTTAAGCCTCTTTCATCAATAAAAGCTGCAATGTCAATTACTGCTTGCTCGAGAGAAGTCTCGTTTAAGTCAGCGTCTGTTGCACTTCTATTTGAGAAATTGCCACCTGTTAAAGTTGGGTGAGCAGTGGATGCTAATGATACACCGTCTCCTCCAAAATCAGCAGCGTTAGCTGAGAATGCATTATTAAGAATGTTTGTACCCTTAATCTGTTTTGTGTTTGCCATCGAACGAGCCAATGCTTTTGTATATCTAGCACTTACTCTGTCATAAAGGTTATCCTCTATGGCTTCTTCTGTGATAGCAAAAGCTAAAGCAATAGTTTCGTTAGTATATCTCGCTGTGAAAGACTCTTGCGCTGTATCATAATTGATAGCTGCACCTTCATTTTTCACTGGAGCACCAGCAAAACCACCTAGCATTACTTCTTCTTCGAAAGCTCTATCTGAGGTTTCTTGGTCGAAGATTTCTGCAGTTTCGTTTTCATAGCGGTTGTATTCTAAGCCAAAGAGAGCGTTCAAACCCGGCTCTAGTTCTTTGGCTAATTGCGATCTTGATATAGCCATAATTAAATCCCCGCTAAGTTAGTGTAAGCATGCATGTTAATTCTAACAATTAGCTTTACATGAATTGAACCAGCAGTGTTGTTTGGATCATCAAGAATATCAATTACTCTTAATTGATCACTACCGTTTGTTAAACCGGTGTGATCTAGTTCCATAGAACTAATTCCGCTAGTTGTGCTTCCGTTCGCATTTCCCACCATGGGCGCGTTCGCTCCGACCGCAGTTTGGTCAGAGGCTCCGTCCGATTGGACGATAAATAGTTGATCAGGATCATCGTAAACCTTCAACTCAGCAGCAACTGTACCTTGTGTTACAGTTCCAGCTGGCCAATAGTTACTCCATTTTGGTTTGCCATTAGAATCAACATAATGAACACCGCCAGCAACACCTACGATTTTCGCAGAGTTACCGCCGCCATCAGTTGCACGCTGAATTGTACCATCAGCTTTTAGTTCAACAGCTTGACCATTAAATAGATTTTGGTTATGCCCCGAAGCAACTTTATAAGTAGTGAAGCCCGCTGTCTCATACCCGTTTCCGAGTTTTTTAACAGGAACTAGACCTCTTGCAGCATCTGTATTTGCCATGTTTTACTCCTTATTTAAGAAGATCGTTGAATTCTAACCATTAGAATTAACCCGATCCTCCAAAAGTTACTTTTGAGCTCCTATTTTTAGTAATAGGCATGCTCGGGTGCTCGTCTTTTAAAACCTCATTATCAATTGCTTCCTGTTGTTCTTGAGACATTCTTTGGAAATGTGCATTTCTCTGTTCAACAATCTCAAGAGGAACTTTTGATAACAACAATCCTCCAACTGATATTACGCCTTTGTACTTTCCTTCAGCCAACGTAGGATATTTTAATTTATCCTCTGCTGATAATTCATCTTCTCTGACTAATTCGTAACCCTCTCTCAACCTAGATGTAATATTTTTATCATCTTGTTGACCTTGGATCTCGGCTCTTAGCCATCGATATTTGAACCCTTCAGGGGGTACTGGAGTATCCAGTTGTCGCGGCGGGGACCATACCGTTTTACGAGCTTCAACGTCCCTAGTTTTTACAGCGCGCGGAGTTTTATCTAATTTTACGTCTTTTTCCATGTTTTACTCCTTCACGAATTTTGCGTATTCATTTAATGGCACACCAAGCTTTTTAGCTATTGAAACTTGTGATGGTGTGAGCTTCACAGTTTTGCGTCCAGGCTTACCCCCAGCTCTTGCATTGTTTGCACTAGCAACGGGCTGAACGACCCTGGTACTAGTTGTTGTAGAGCTAGAATTTGTTTTACCCATCTTATCAGGAAAATATGCGCTTAGTCTATTATTAATTTCATTATAATACTCATCTGACTCAGTATTGTAACCTTCATTTACAAGATTGGTATGAATACCCCATGTTGCAAATGTCATTACTTCATCTTTGCCATCATCTTCGCTTTCTTTTTTTCCGAACCAAGGATTAGCTGCAGCCCATGCTTGTGCTTTAGCACTAGGAGCTTTTGCTACAGGAGCTTGAGGTTGCTGCTGTTGAGAAAACTCTTGTGGAGCATTTGCAGGAGCCTCTGCTTCTTCTGTTTTTGGTTTTTGTTTAAGTAAGGTAATTCTTTGTTTAGTGGCAGCGTTATCAGCTAAAGCAGCTTGAACCTCAGCAACTTTGTTAAAATCTTGATTTTGATGTGCAACAGCTAATTCTCTTTTTAGATTAACTTCTTGAATATCTGCTTTTTGAGCAACTTCTTCAATATAACTATCATCTAAAGAATTAACTTTCTTTTCTAGTTCATCATTTTTCTTTTTAACACTTTCAGCAAAACTTATTGCAGCTTCTTTCTGCCTTTCTTCTTCTCGCCACTTTTTTGTTAAATCATTTATTCTTTTTTTAACACCAGCAGAATACTCATCATGTTCTTCTGATGCTTGTTCAGGTTGTGTTTGTTTTTCTTCAACCTGAGGTTGTTCCTCTTGTTGATTTTCTAATTCAACATCAACAGATTCACCTGAATCATCTATTGGTATTGTTTTTTCTTCACTCATTACAGGGTTGGCTTCTGGCATGATTATCTCCTCATGTTAGTTAGTAAGCGGCGATAATACATATTCAGGATCTTTAACAACCGACATTACTTCGTCATCATTAAGTAGCCTTAGTTCACCACCGTCAATTTTAATTCTGGCTCCGGCATATCTGCCAAATAAAATCCAGTCTTTCTCTTTACACCAAGGACCCGTAGGAAACTTTCCTTCATCCTTGTAGCATAAATCGCCCATTTTCATTACTAGTCCTACGTTTGTAGACCATTGGCTTTCTTCAACAGTTTTTTCTGTTAAGATTACACCACCTTTACTTTTTTCTTTAAGTTTAAATGGCATTACCAATATTCTCCAACCACAAGGATCAGGTAACTTCTCATGTTCGGTTTTTGGTTTTTCTTCTTTGTTTTTCTTCTCTAAGGCAAAAACTTTAGTCGGTAGTACTTTAGACATCTTCATCTAGCTCCTGTTTTTTTAGCAGGTTCGTGAGTTCCTGGTCTGCTTTTTTCCAAGCGTGAAGTTGACCTAGCACATACTTATATGTGACCAAATCCTTCACATCTGATAGTATAACTTGTTGTAACTGTTCTTGTCTAGCACTAAATTCTTTTCTTAGTCTTTCTACTAAGATCATTACTGGATCAGGCAATTTTATTACTCCTTATTTTTTTGGTTAGTTTTGTATAAGACAATCCTCCATTTTTAAAACGAGGAAAAGATTTAGATACTTTTATCTTATCTTTTACTTTTGGAGGTTTGTACTTTATCAATTTTCCTATGTTGGCTCTTGATATGGTCATACAGTGACTGTTGCCATCAAATCACTCAAATGTTTTGCTCTGTTAGGTGTCTGTTTATACCACCTGGAATCCAACATCTCAATGCTCGCCTCTTTAAACTGTTTAAGTTTAACATAGTCAAAAGTCTTTTTAAATTTCGAAACACCTCCAGGGCCAAGCTGAAAAATCATCTCTGTGTAAATTTCTTTCAATAGCTCAGGAGCTTCATAACTTAGATCACACATAAACATATTTTCACATAATAATTGTGCGTGTTCTAAATCAGTTTTAAAAACTTCTTCTAATTGTTCTTTTGGATACTCCACTCCTTCTTCAAAAGGATCTCCTTCTACTACCTTATGGCCATAGCCAATGGTGGCGAAGCCTAGGGTATCCTTATAAATTTTATTTCGATAGCCTTCGTTTTGCTTTACTCGATCTGCTAGTGTACTCATTAGCACCTCCATCTCTTCCGTGCTTGCCTCAACCTCGAATTAGGATCTTTAGCAGCTTTAGGAAACTTTTTCATTTGACCTGCACTTCTAGCACAAAATGATTTACGTCGTTTTGCATCTTTCGATCCAGGTTTAGCTTTGCCTGTTACAGCTGTTTTTAATTTAGAACCAGGATTGTCTCTTCTATATTTAGCAACACCTGCTTTCGTCATACCAGCACCAGACTTGGTTGATCTGTAATACTTCTTAGTTCTTGGTGGTTGTTTATCTTTTGCCATTTTTTTTCTTTGCGAAAGTTGCTGCTCTACTAGGTTTTGGTCCTGTATTAGATTTTTGTTGTTTTCTTTTTACGGCACCCGCACGCTGCCCTTTGCTCATCGCTCTTGCTTTTGCAATAGGCACGCATTTTGGATATTTTTTTCTTTTTTCTCCACCACTTCTTCCACATTTCGGGTAAGAGCCATCTGGCCGCTTGTTTGCAATATCGACCCAGTTTTCCTTGACCCATGCCCTTAGACCTTTTTTGGCCATTTTTATGTAAAGAGTTTAGTTTCTTTTCTCTTGTTTTCTGGAACTAGACCACATCCTGCAGCAATGATAGTTTTACCTTTACCATCTTTGTAAGATACGGTTCTTTTATTTGATACCATTTTTCTTTCTTGAGAAATTGATTGAGGTCCACCGTTGGCATTTTTCTTTTTCTTCTTTTTTCCGCCAGGAGTTACTTTGCCTGAACAAACGGCACTAGCATACATGTTAGCATATGCACTAGGATAAACTTTAAATTTACGTTTTGCTGCCGCTTTACCTCTTGGACACAACTTACCCATTAGCGACCAACTTTCTTCATTGCTTTGTTATGTGCTTTTTTAAATGACTTTCCTTTTTTCATATCTTTTTTCATTTCAGACATGTGTTTACTACTATGTTGTTTTCCATGTTTTTTCAATTTTTCTTTTTGACTTTTAGAAAGTTTCTTTTTTCCTTTACCACCATTTCTAAATTCATCAGCCAGTTTTTTATCTATCTTTTGCTGAACTGCTTCTGGTAATTTGTTAAATCCTTTTTTGCTTGGTGGTATTTTTTTATTCATAGTTATTTTCCTTTTTTAAACATGTTTAATGCAGCAGGTCCCGCACGTACCCCCAGTGAAACTGAGCAAGCCAAATACAAAAGGTGGCGGTAATATTCCGGAAGCCCTGAAAGGATCT